ACAACCCACAGAACAATGGCGGAGTTGCAGGCCCACAAAGCCTACGCGGCAACGTACTTGGACTTGATCTATACGTTGATCCAAACGCAGTTGCAACAACAATCGATGAGTCGGCATTCATTGTCACCCCATCATCCGTTGCAATCTACGAATCACCAATCCTGCGTATGTCCACAAACGTGGTCACATCAGGCGAAATCGAGACAATGCTTTATGGCTACTTAGCCGTAGGCGTTTTGATTGCCGGTGGAGTTCGTCGCTTTAACCTGACCTAAGTCAGCGTTAGTTAGAAGTGTGGGAGGTGCGGCCCTGTGCCTCCCACACACTTACAAGAATGGAGTAGAAAATGGCACTGATTACACTAAGCGAACTTAAAAGCGTTTTAGGTATTGGCGACATTTACGCTGACTCCATTGTCCAGGCAGTTGCCGACAGTGCCGAGAACATAATCCTGTCGTACTTAATCTTTGATGATGTGTCTATCGTTGGCGCATCTCTCACAAACAATGTGGCTCGCTTTTACTGCCACGACAACACCTTTGTGGTTGGTCAGGCTTTGACCGTCACAGGTTGTGGCTCACCTTTTAACGGATCACGGACTGTTACAAAGGTTGGCTACGATGAATACAACGTGACCTATTTTGAAGCTGCAATCACTAACGCAGACATAAGCAAGCGTCAGATCATCCCTAATGGCCGAGCAGTATTGACCAGCCAAGCCGCGCTATACGACACGACCCCAGAAGTCCGTGAAGCCGCTTTGGCAGTTGCTTGCGACATCTGGATCACTCGCACAGGCACACTAGGCCAGCAAGGTGTGGACTTTCAAAGCCCAGCACCGTACCGCCTAGGCCGTTCTATGCTGACCAGAGTTTCAGGCTTACTAGGTAAGCACCTAGATACCAGGGGTTACCTTGGCTAACTTGGCAACGTACCGGGCAAACCTTGCCAGCACTCTCGCAGCTGCTGGTCGGGTTGTTTACGCATGGCCAAATGAAAACATCACACCGCCAGCCATTGTGCTAGTGCCTGGGTCGCCTTACATCACAGTGAGCGCGATTGGTGGGGCGCGGTGTAATGTGCGCTTTGACATCACAGTGATAGTCAACGCAGCCGACAACCAAGCGGCCTTGGCAAACTTGGAAACCTTAATTTTGTCAGTAACCGATCTACTAGCCAATAACATTTCGTTTCTTGGTGGATGGTCGCAACCGACAGATACGCAAATCGGAAACGCCGATATGCTCATCAGCCAACTCAACATCGAGATGGTCACAACCAACTAGGAAAGGCAAGTCATGCCAGCAACATACATAACTGGTCGGAATCTGACTTTGAGTATCAACTCGGTGTCATACGCAGACCAAGCATCAACAGTTACACTAGAGCGCGAAAACAACCAGCAGGTACTTGAAGTGCTATCTGGTCGCGCTTACAAGACCGTTGACAAGTTCGCCACGCTAAACGTGGAACTATACTTAGACGACTCATCATCAGCTGGAATCATCAGCGCGCTTTGGGATGCGGCTAACTCTGCACCTGATACATCGCTGGCCTTCTCGTTCGATGTAAACGGCGACACATTCACTGGCAACGTATTTCCAGTATTTCCAACAGTTGGTGGCGCGGCCACTGACGTACTAACCACCTCACTATCCTTTGTAGTCGAGGATGGAACAGTCACTCGGGCTTAACGAATAGAACAGGGCAACCATTATGCAATACACAGTTACAACAAAACAGGGCAACAACTACATAGTGAGCGATGAGTCGGCTTGGCTGTGGATCGAGATCGAACGCGAACTCGGTTACACAGTTAGCCAGGCTGCTGACAAGATGAGCCAAGGTTCATTAGATGTCATCACTTGTATGCTTTACAAGGCCGCAAAGGCCCAAGGACATACAAAGATGCCAAGCCAGCAAGCCTGGGTTACCAATGAGTTTGAAACCTTTGAGGTGGTCGAGGAAAGCCCAAAAGAGAACTAAGGGACACGCTGGTGCGGATCGCAACATCGACCGGCATCCCTTTGGCCGATCTTTTGACTTGGTCGCTCGCTGACATAACAACAGCAGTAACGCTGATACAAGAGAGGAATGGTCATGGCTGACAAAGTAACCGTCAAGATGACCCCTGACTCTCGGGATCTGCGTGGGCTGTACAAAGCATTTCGTGAGATGGATGAGGGTGCAAAGAAAGCCCTTAAAGATGATGTGACAAGCATTAGCCAGTGGTCAGCCACAGAGATGCAAAGCAGCTACAACTTGAACCCACTGCCAGCACAAGCCCAAAAAATAGCGGCAACTATTCGAGCCAACAAGGATCGCATCCCTAACGTCACGATTGGTGGTAGCAAGGGTCGATTCAGTGGCGGCGCGGTATCTGGTCAAGTGTTGTTTGGATCAGAGTTTGGTGGGCCAGCACCTTTTGAGAATGGTGGTCGGCGTTTTCCTGATCGCTCACCTGCACAAGGTCGCGGTAACGAGGGCTATGGCATTTTCATAACACTCAAAAGAATCCAGCCAGAATTGACACGCCGATGGAAAGACGCGGTTAGCAAAAGAGTTATAGAAAAGTGGGATGACAACAATGGCTGACGTAAGAACACTCAAACTCAATCTGCTTGCTGATGTAGACCAGTTTGGTCGTAGCCTGGCACAGGCTGATAACGATGCCAAGGGTTTTGCTGGCGGACTTAAAAAGTACGGCAAGATTGCCGCTGCCGCCTTTGTAGTTGCTGGCGCAGCTGCCGCCGCTTATGCAGTCAAGATCGGCATCGATGGTGTAAAGGCCGCAGTCGAGGATGAAGCATCACAAAAGCAACTTGCCGAAGCCTTAAAGAATACAACTAACGCCACCGATGCACAGATTAAGTCCACCGAGGCTTACATCACCAAGCAACAGTTGGCCTTTGGCGTAGCCGATACTAAGTTGCGCCCGGCACTGGCTAACCTAGCCCGAGCCACTGGCGATGTCAGCAAGGCGCAAGAACTAACTAACCTTGCAATGGACATCTCGGCATCTACTGGCCGCGATCTTGAAACCGTATCGCTGACTCTTGCCAAGGCCTACAGCGGTAACATAGGCGCGCTCACTAAGTTGGGCATTCCACTTGATGAAAACATTAAGAAAACTAAAGATTTCAACGTAGTCCAAGATGAACTTGTAAGGTTATTTGGTGGCGCGGCTAAAGCCAATACTGAAACTTACGCAGGGCAGTTGGCTATTGTTACAGAGCGCGTAGGCGAACTCAAAGAGTCCATTGGTGTGGCATTACTGCCAACCATGAAAACATTGTTAGAGGAAGTTAACAAAGTTGCCAAGGGATTTAGTGGCGAGGATCCAGAGGGATTGAGTAATCGTGCTAGAGAACTAGCTGGAAACTTTGAGGGCGATGGCGCATTTAGTTTGGGTGGGGCACTTAGAGCAGTTACTGATGCTTTTAGCAATCTATTTTCAACTGTTACAGATGGTGGCCCGGGTGCTGCTAGCATGATGGAACGAATTGCAGCATCATTAGAAACGGTTGCAAATGCAATTAACGCTATTTCAAATGCTTACCAAGCCGCGCTACCTGCATTACGATTTATTCAAAATCCGCTCAACATAAATCTGCCAGAGGCAGGATTTACGCCTCGACCAGAGGCAAGAGCAGCTGGTGGCTCGGTTATGGGTGGACAGGCTTACCGAGTCGGAGAGTTTGGCCCTGAACTATTTGTGCCAAGTGGGTCAGGCTCAATCCGCTCAGACAAGGGTGGCCAAGGTGTAACCATAATAATGAATGGTGTCATTGATGGTGAGTCTGCACGCCGTAGCATTGAAAGACTATTGCAAGATTCATCACGCCGAACAGGTGCGATCAACCTTGTAGGTGCAACACTGTGACAACCTATGATCCTTATCCAACAGTCACTTTTGGTGGGACTACAACTTATGCAAATCAAACAATTTCATCTATTGCAATTCGTATGGGCCGTAATGATGTAACCGAGCAACCTCAACCGGGCTATGCATCAATTAGGCTGTGGACTGATGCCAGTGATCCATTGGATGTAGCATTAAGTCAGTCAGTCTCAGTAAGCATTGACAAAGGCACAACCGGAACACAAGAAATCTTTTACGGCACAATCTCAGACATTGACATAACCTTAGATGCTTATGGTTCGGATGGATCAATCGCAGTTTATTCAATAACAGCAGTAGGCCCACTTGCACAATTAAACCGCCGTTTAGTGGGTGCAAGTAATTATGCCAAAGAGTATGACGGCACACGAATATTAAACATTTTAAGTGAAGCATTCCTAACTGAATGGGATGATGTCAGCCCAACATTGACATGGGCTAGTTTGCCAGTTGGAACGACTTGGGATTCCTACGATGCAGTAGGTCAGGCTTTGGTGGATAACTTGGTGACCAATGTTGATGTGCCGGGACAGTACGAATTGCAGGCATACAGCGATGGCGATGCGGATGCTTACTCATTAGCCGTAGAAGCTGCTAACTCTGGTCGAGGCGTACTTTATGAGGGTGGCAATGGCGATTTGCATTATGACGATTATTTGGCCCGATCAAACGCAACACCTTTAGTGCTCACAGGCGATGACATTCTTGCCCGAGGTTTACGCACCGCCGCGCAATGGGGTGAAATTGTAAATGATGCCATCGTTACATACCGGGCAGGAGAAACCGAAGCAAGAGACGAACAGTCAATCATTCTTTATGGCCAATTAACTGGCAGACGCTCAACCCAGTTGCATAACTTAGTTGATGCCGAGGCTCAGGCCGCTGATTTCATTGCATCACGCGCTTACCCAAGAATGTATCCCGAGCAGATTACAATCCCATTGCATTCGCCAACGGTCAGCGATGCCACACGCGATGCACTAGCTGCCGTTTACAACGGTTTAAGAATTAACACAACGGCATTGCCAGCAGTATTTGGAACAACTTTTGATGGCTTTGTTGAGGGTTACACATGGAACTTAACCCGATACACTGCCGAATTGGCTTTGACCTGCTCGGCTTATTCCGAAACTTACAGCTCAATTATCTGGTATCAAATACCACCAACCACAACTTGGGCAGGTTATACTCCAAGTACGACAGAATGGCAGGATCTCTAGATGGCAACAACAACTCCGAATTACGGCTGGCCAGTACCAACCAGCACCGATTACGTTAAGGATGGCGCAACAGCCATTGAGGCATTAGGTGATGCCATTGATGCAACTGTGTTTGGGCTTGGTAGTGCTGGTTTAGTTTTTCTTAATGAAACTACTTTTACCGCACAAACTAGCGTGTCTTTGCCGACTGACACTTTTACAAGCACATACAGCAATTATCGAATAATTGTTAGTTTTTCAGCCGTATCAGCAACAACTGGCGTAAACGTAAGATTTAGAACTTCTGGAACAGATAACACGACAGCCAATTACAATTATTTTAGTTCAGCATTTAACTCATCAACAGGCGCGCAAACTGCTTCAAACGCTAGGTCGCAAACAAGTGCCATTCTTGGAGCTGCCGCCACAATCCCAGCTAATTTTTCAATGGACGTTATGGATCCAAAGAATGCTTTATATACGACCCTTACTGGATCGGGAGTTTACACTTTAGCAAACACAGTTTACTCTGGATTATCTTTTAACGCGGCAACCGTGTTTGATAGTATGACTTTTATAGCATCAACTGGAAACTTTACGGGAGTGGTGAGAGCGTATGGCTACGCAGAATAACGAACTAACAGATTTTGAAAAAGACAGACAAGAAATGCACGCCCAACACCTTGCAATCATTGCACAGTTAGAAGCCAAAGCAACTGCACGCGAAAGCGCACTTGCCAAACTTGCAGAACTTGGATTAACCGCCGAGGAAATCGCCGCGCTTTAACAATCAACACAGGGCCATGACACGAAAGGGCAACTCATGGCCTTACCAATTAAGAACGGCAAAATTACCACTGCCTACAAAAAGCCAGGCAAGATGTGGTCAAAGGGTTACCACACAGGCGTTGACTTTGCTGTGCCTGTTGGCACACCAGTGTTGGCCGTAGCTGACGGCAAGATTGAAAACGCCAACTGGGGCAAATCTTACGGTAACCAGGTAGTAGAAAAATGTAATGGTGGCTGGGTAATCTATGCGCACCTAAACAAGGTCAGAGTCAAGCCAGGCGCAACAGTTACAAAAGGCCAAATAATTGGCGAGTCCGGCAACACAGGAAACTCATCAGGGCCACACTTACATTTTGAAATGCGCGACAACGTCCGTTGGTCCGCTGGTAAGGACCTAGACCCAAAGGACATTTTGGCATCATGAACAAAACCAAAAACATTTTATTAAGAATGGTTGCAGTCTTTGCAGCTAGTAGCCTGTCAGTCGTAGGCGCATCAGCCGTTGCAGGTGTTGAACCAGCCAAGGCGATCATCATTGCTGGCATTGGTGGCGTGGCCGTAGTGATCGAGGGACTTGCTCGGGCATTCCTGAAAGACGGCAATCTGGATGATGCAGAGATCAACGACATCTTTACAGATGCTGATAAGAAACTTGAAAAATGAGCCAACTTTGGAAAGTTGAGTCAGGTGCTAGCAAGCAAAGTATTGCGCCAAAAACTTGGACATGGGTCGAGTACCCAAAAGGAATTGCTTACAAGGTAGACAAGGCTGGCCAGTGGGAATGGATCACAATTCTGCGCGTTGAGTTCAGCAAAGGTGGCAAAGTATTGCGAGGCCGCTTTGGTCGTTACCCTGGCACAGACAAACTGGATGAAACTGGTCACGATGATAAAAACATCGGCGGCTGGGATGGCAAGGTGTATCACTTGCACTGGTCACATACCATCGACTGCGATCCATCGATGCCGATCGGCTTTTGGATTTGGCACGATTCAGCTGCGCCAATCGTTTTGGATGGCAGGCAAATTAAGGCCAAACTGGTCTGATGAATAAACCTTTGAGAGTGGCTTTGGTCGCTTTCATCGTAGGGGTCAC